CCGTTCGACCGCGCGATCGAGATTCGGAATCGTGAGCGGTGCACCTGTCACGACGTTCGCGTTCGCGGTGCTGAAAAAGTTGCCCGGGTTCGCGACGATCGTGCCCCAGAAGAGATTCTCGAGCGCGATAATCGCGCCACGCGCGGCCTCCTGCGGAATCGCGAGAAACGCGCCGAGATCATCGTTGATGATGTCCTGATGCGTAATCGTGAACAGCCGACCGTAGGTGTCCACTTTGATCTGCCAGCCGGTATCGCCGATGCGCTCCTGCGCGATCGATCCGCTTGGCGGTACTCTCTCGAATTGCGCAAACGCGTTGAGCCTCGCGAGTGTGTGCGGCATGAAGTTTGTGGTCTCTACGACTCGCGCGACTCGCAGACACGTCGGTGGTATCGTCTCGTAAGTCGAAACGAGAATTCGATACGCTGATTCACGTAAGAGATTCGGAAACGATCGCACGCTGAACGCCGCGCGGATCACATCGACCGGCGAAGAATACGGATCGACGCGATGACCTTCGAGTCGTAGGCACTCACGCGCAAGCTGGAGTAAACCGATGTTACGATACTTTGATGCGGCGTCGATGACTCGCGGAGCAAACTTTTTCTCGACGCTCTTCGCGACCGAACCGCCAGCGCGGAGCATAACCGCGGCGGTGAGCACTTCGTTCGTGTCCAAGCCGACATCGAATGCGTGCACAACTCGACTGCTGGGCCGACTCGCGCGAATTGCAGCGAGCTGGCACTTTTTCGTGGACCAATTCTCTTGGATCGCACGTTCCGCGAGATGCGGATACTTACCTAGGATGCGTTTCACAATTTCAACCCTCCGAGCTGCTTTTGCTGCAATGACCGATGTATTGATGTCCGCAGGGACATCAACGATCGAAACCTCGCGCAACACGGCGAGATCGACTACACAAAGCGGACCAGTGAACGACTGGCCGTTGACTTCGACTTCAGCACCGTCGGGAACCTCGTGATACTCGATCACTTCGAGACCGACTGATGCTTTCCATGGAAAACCTTTCTCGATCGAAGAGAGGAAGTCGCGCGAGTATTCTGTGTCACGCGACACCACAGCGTCTGCTACGATCTCGTTTCCCTCGATCGCGATACTCGTTGTGTGTCCGATACCAGCATACTCGTTATGTGCGTAGCGGATCGGGAGCGAGCTGGTCGGAATCTCAAGACCGCTCAAATCGACTACGACCGGTAGCGGCCAACCCTCGACCGTCATCACACCACCGGTGTACGCAACGATCTGAATTTTCTTTAGCTCTGACGATTCGCCATCATCGGTCGGCTGCGTTTCGTCATCCGCCGATTCCGACTCATCGTCTTCGCTTGGCGACTGTTCCTCTTCCTGAGCGACAACTTTGCTTTCATCCTCGTCTTCGTCTTCAAGCTCATCTTCAGGATTCTGTGCGCGAATCCTCGCCTTCGCTTGAATCCGAAGAAACTTTTTCATCGTCTTCGGCATCTCTGTTACCTCCTTTCTCGAAAAGGAAACCAAGACCAAGCTCGCTTGCGAACGCATACTCTTTAGCTCGCTGTCGCAGCTCGGTCATCCAATCGCGGCCCTGTTTCGCATACTCGTATGCGAACGTTGTTAGGCCGCTTTCCAAACGCAATCGCTGCGCTTTTGCCTCTTTTTCCGGATCAACGCCTTCGAGTGCGGGCCAGTACCACTCGTGATCCGGTACATCACGGCCCAAATTAGTCGAGGCTAACGCTTCACTGTCAACGATGCGCCACTCGCGATAAAAGGCTCGCAGCAGTGGCTCAAGTACGACGGATTCGATGCGTGCGCGTTCCACTTCAAGTGAACGATACCAGTTACGGAGATCAAGGCGACCGCTGGAAAAGTTTGCACGTGAGGAATCGTTGAGTGCGACCACGACCGGTACGTTGAGACAACGGGCAATCTCGCTCATGAGATGATACACGAAGTCGCCATAGGTTGTGGTCGGGTGTTGTGCTGTCATCTGCGATAGGCGCCAACCTGGCGGCAACACGGTCGCACTACGTGGCCGAAGATCAACGAATTGCCAGACCAGCTCGCGTGCGAATCGTTCGGCATCCCGAGGAATGTACGCGGCTGAGTCGGTTTGTAGGACGGCAGCGAGATTAGCCGCAGTTTCTGCTGCAGCAGCGGTCGCGAGCGTGAATCGGCGCAGAATCGAGAATAGCGGCAATGCGGGAGTGATCTCAGGAACACCGCGCCATTGGCCTGGTCGATCGCGATGGAAGTAATGGATAACAGAATCTGCAGGCACCGTCTCGTATGTGTAATCGATGTCTGCGACGTTGATGTCTCCTGGATGGCGCCGCAAGACGTGATACGCTGCGGGCACACCGTAGTCGTCGAAGACGATCCCCTCGACCGGTTGAGCAAGCACAGAAGCTGGCCCTTCGCTAATTTGTTCAGGTTCGACCAGTCGAATGGCTAGCTTCACCTTCGTTCGTTGTCGAGGGTAATTGCAGAGAATCGCAAAGGCTTCACCGTCAACAACGATACAACGTCGCATGATGCGCAGAATCTCGGGGAGATCGACTATAGCGCACCATTCGGACCATGCACGCTCGAAGCGAAGATTGAAGTCTTCGTTAGCCGTGCGCACTTGCAACACTGGTCCGGTACCTATGGTGTAGTTTGCGATCGTTGCAACGATACCATTTGCGTAACTGTTGTTCGCAACTTCGTAACGGGCACGGTTTCGTAGAGTGCGTCGAACGTTTGGTGTTAGCGCAGCCGTAGGGGAAAGTGAGTCTGCTTGCGCCCAGTGCTGCGCATTATCGGGAGTCGTAGCCGCAGCATCGTAACGCGCACGCAGGGAAACTGTGTGCGTTGATGATGTGCTGAGATTCGATCGAAACACTCGACGCAACCAACCGATCATCCTAAAGCCCCTGGAGCGTTCATTTTGACCACGACCGCTTTCGGTTCAGACGTTTGCTGCACAAACTCAAGTAATTCGTTTATATCACGATACTGCACAGTCATACCATCGACAGTGACCGTCTTCGGTTGACGCGCTTGTTCGACCAGCGAGTCGATAATTTGTTGTAACTGCGTGTCGTCAATCATAACATCGCCCTCTGACGGTAACGTAGTAAACCTTCCAGCAGCCAATTCGAGCTAGATTCCGAAGATGAAGACGTAACAGACGACTCAAGGGTTTCAAACATCTCGTGAGCGATGAGCGCACCCACGAGACAGTCGAAGTAGTGATTCTCGCGTGCTGGTAGCAACGACCATTCCACGCACTGGCGCCAAACGGATTGCGTAGCTACACCGGTTTCTGATGTGAGATGTTCGATCACGACCGGTGCATCGACAGTGTGCACAATCTCAACCGAAGAGGAAGCGAAGAGATTGGCGACATTGGTCTTGGCACGGTTTGTGTCAATAAGAACATTAGTGATCGCACGGTCCGGATCGCGTGTCATGCGCCAGGCGTTTCCGGTTACGTCACCAGGTTTGGTCAACTCAACAACGGATGACTTCGAGCGTGCACCGACGTAACGACCGAAAGCGGGATAGACACGATCGTACAGCGAAGCTACCGATGCTACAATATCACTGCGATAACCGGCATCCACGAGTACAAAGCTGTTCGGGTAACGAGAACGAAGCTGTGCTAGCAAATCGTGTAAGCCTCGCTCGATGGATTGCGGTGCTGCGATGCGGTAATAACCTTCAAGCGACAGTGCTGGACGTGACGCGGAGTAATAATTGGCGTGCTGTTCGGGCCAAGTCGAGAATGCTACACGAACGCGATCATTATTGCGCGAAACAACAGCGTAGTAAAGTATTCGCTCTTGAACGTCAACGTAGATGCCAACTCGCTCCGATGGTGCGATCGAGAAGTCGCCGATAGCTGATGCGACCGACTCTTGGGAGATTGCGATCGAATCATCAGCCACCGTGTTAGCCGCAGGTTCGTTTTGGTATTCGGAGTAAAACGCGTTGCGGTCTTGGAAGTACAGATGCATCGCGTGCTGGATTGCGGATACTTCGATGCGCGGATCGTAACACGAATCCCAGAATGGAATTGCGCCAATATCGAGTTTCGCTCTATTGGCGATGTAGTATTCGTTGATGCGCTTGTAATCACGTGTGCGAATGGCATCACGATAGATGCGTTCGTATTCCGACCATGCGGCCATGTTGGTCGGCATAGACCGGAGTAAGCTGACGCGCTCACCGCTCCATTCGGGAAGTGAGAGCAACTGATCGCTAAGATCACCACGACGGATGACGGTGCACGTACAGAGGACCGCGGCCTTGTGGTCGTGGGCCATGGTGCCGAGAATGTCGGATTGAATGAGAGCGCGACGGTATTCACATTGCCGCGGAGACATTGCACTGTCGCGTGTCTGTGGGTCGTCTATGAGGATGAGCTGCGGTCGAACAAGACGGCCATCGGGTAATGCGTGTTGTAGGCCACGGAGTGAACCACCGCGAAGAGGAACCGACTGAATGAGCGCACCAGAGCATTTGGAATTATCGATCGTTGCGAATACGATGCGGTCGTATGCGAAACGCAGGTTGGTCGGTTTACCGTTGAACAACTGATACCGCATGCGCTGAAGACTACCATCAGCACGCAAGATCGGATAGCATGCTTCGGGATAATCTTCGATCAATTCCTTAGACGTGGTGAGCCAGAGACTAATGTTTTGGATCGTCTGTCGCGCACGCTGACCATTTGCAGTCACCACGAGCACATACTTCGCGTGACCGTGTAAAACCGCCCACAAAGCGGTCGCGATGGATAGTGAAGTTTTACCACTACCACGCGGCATCGCATACGCGAAGCAGCCACCGTGAAGCACAACCTCTTGGAATTTTTGAGCGATCGCTTTATGCGCGTCTGAAAACGGAAGTGAGAAGACCGAAGGCAAGTATGTCCGACACCAATCAAGGATCGATCGACTCGCTCGCGCACGGCGACGTGGATGCGCGACTGCGGGTAAGGGACCAATCTCGCGAGCGCGTAAAATGACACGACGCCGGCGAAGTGTTTCGTCGGCAACGACATTCGCGTAATCTTCGACCGTCTTAGTCGCCATCCACCTTATCTCCAGACAAATCACGCACAGGCATAGAAATCGGCTTCAAGTCATCTAAAAAATTCGTAGGGTGTGTAATCATGGACCGAATGACTCGCGGTGAAGCGCCCCACACGTCACCAACACCATTGAGACGAGTTGTGCAACAAACAGGTGAAAGCAGCTCACCTGTTTTTGTCGCGATAATCCCACCACCGCTGTCACCCTGCGAAACGGACAAGCGATAGCGAATTTGCAGATCAGCATTCTCCTTGGCTACGATGTATCCATCTTCGCGATTACCAGGAATGTGAACACCGTAACCACAATGAAAAACCTTGTCTCCGATCTCATACGTGTCCGCGATACGGAGCCAAGGGAGCTTGTCATGACGCTGATCAGTCAACAGGATCGAACAATCTGACTTGCGATTGATCGCAATGACGCGGGCACCGAATGAGATGCCGTTGCGTAGAACGACGGTGACTTCCTCACCCACGCGACGGTGGCAATGCGCGGCGCTCACGAGATACCATCGGCCATCCTCGCGCTTTGGGCCTACGATGGTCGCGCTGCAGTAACCACCGGACATAATAATCTTCGTGATGGCATCACACGGATTCGCAGCTGGCTTGTCCTCTTCCGGCTGAGGCGCCTTGTCCTTGTCATTGCGCTTTTCATCTGGTGGCAGTACACGAATGCAGCCGAGATTCGCTGCAGTACCACCACCGATGATCGTGAGTAACGCGGTCAAGACCGCAACGAGGATCGAACGCCAAGGTTCAGGGACATTGATTCGCATGGGTAAACTCCAGTGTACGCCAAACTAAGTCATTCGACATGCCGCTCGCCGCGCCCCGCGGTTGCGCAGGCCCCAGGAAGGACCCGCATCTATCGTCTTGAATAGCAAAGATATAGCAAGTCGATGTATTACGACGATTGTAGCGCAATGTTCGTTAGGCCGCACTTAGGCGAGCCTAAGTGTTTATCTTAGTCTAATATATTAGACGGTGATCGGTCAAGAGAAGTTTGCAGAAAAATTGACGAAGTGTTCGTTGTGAGCTACAATAGTAGCGTCGCGCCTACCCTCCTCCTTTAGGGTTTGTGGTACCGACAGCCTAGGCTATCCGCGGCCTGGGCTGTTGTGTTTTGTCACATTGAATGCGAGCTTCAAGCGTTGAATTGCTTGGTAGTAATGCACGCTGATAGTATGCACACTGCAATTGAGTCGTTTCGCAATTCGCTTACGTCTCTTTGATTCGTATCGACTTTTGAAGCGAAGATATTCCGACAAGCAAATATACTGCTTACGCGTGAGTATCTTTTTCGCAACCTTGAAGACGTGTTCGACTAGATCGCTCGTTACGACAGGTAGGGTAGGATCATCATAACGAATCATAGTAAATTCTGGATATTCTGCGACCGGCTCTTCGCGTTGCAAGTAATACCGAAAGCGAATGCAGCGATAAAGACCGCGCTGGATGAGGACAGCAGCGTAAACGTGAAACGGAACGCGACCGTTGTACGTTTGTGTAGCCTTCCATAACGCGATAAGCGCTTCCTGGAACAAGTCTTGAGCACCTATCCTGCGAACGTGTAGAGGATTGATTCGCGCGAATTGGCGCACCTTCATGCGTACAAGATCGCGATGTTGCCGAAAGACCGCATCAAAGTCGCTTAGATTGATAGAATTGCTCATGATTCACTCCTATTGAGATGAAAACGGTCCAAGGTGAAATGTGTCACCCTGGACCGAGCAAGCGGGAGGCAAACTTGCTATTGCAGTGTATTGCAGTTATGCGCCAATATCAAGTGACATCTTTTACGACCGAAAGCAACCGCTCTACGGTTTTACGGATCGCATCCGCGTGGTAAGTTGTGATGCGAGCGTTGGGTTTGTTACGAATCATGCACACTGCGCGAAAAGCGTCCTCGAAGACACTGAGTAAACATTTGCGTAACGTGAGGGCCTGATCATTAGTGAGTGAGGAAAACGCTCTCTTAGGTGCGACTAACTCTTCGGGATCGTATTCGCGCGTGTCGAACAAGTAAGGGTTGTCTGGTCGTGTGTCGTGTTTGTTGACACCGAAGAGTACGAAACCATAGACCGCTGATGGGTAAATGCACCACGAGTAAGTGGAATTACCGATGCGGTCGAGTGCTAAGGCGACATGTTCACGCTCTTTTACAGGCATATACTTGAATGCGGGATGATGTGGGGTGTTGCGGAGTAACCAACACAGCGCAAAAGAAGCGGAATCAACACAGTGAAAGATCGTTTGGTAACGTATCCAATCCCTAGCAGACACCTCGACCGCTGCGAGTAACGCACCAGTTGGTTCGAGTTTTGGTTCGATTAGGTGTAGCGGATCGTATTGAGAGCGCAGTACGGTGGATAGATATTCACCGTATTTTTGGATAATGTTTTCATCGAGTAATGGAGCAACTTCCGCCCAATGCAATTTGCGATAGGAACGCATGGTGACACCCTTGTGCTATCACTCGAAAATGTCGTTGTCGTCGCGCCAGTCGAGATTGTCTTGGAGAATGTCGAGGATACGCAAGCGCGATGCATCGACCCAAAAGTCGTCGGACGGTCCTTTACCCGCGAATCCGACTCGGGCACGCTCTTTACCGTTTTTGCAAACACCTTTCCAGTACACAACGACCGGAATCCATTTACCCGCTTTCGTTTGATAGTAGGCTTTTCCGAGATTCGGACGTGTGGCCCATCCGGTCGCCTTGTGATAACTGTGACGCATGTGCTTCATGAGTAACCTCCGTTGCATGGAATAGCGGCATCTCGCACGCTGTATGAGTATAATAGCATGTACTGCAATGGCGTCAAGGGGAATTTTGGTTTTTTGCAAAGAAAAGCGAACGGATGCGATCAGACTTTGCGGTAATCCGTCGTAATCTCGAAGGTACCATCGCTGAGAGCGATACGTTGATAGTCGCTGAACAAATGGGGAGCGTCTTTGGAAAGGATGTCGAAGATCATGTTAGCCAACTTACGTATCTCGTAATCCGCATGACGACTACCGCGTTGTTCAATGAAGTGGCGCCATGAGCGAGCGTTAGCTGTGACCACGATCTTCGTTTCTGTCGCGTTTGGGAGAACGCTCCGCGCGGCTTGCCGAGCAATTTTGCGCTTGTCAGTCGCGGATGCGTTGGGTGGTAACCAACGATGCGAAAAGTGAGGCTCTTGTAATCTCCTCTCGAGTAACTCGCAGAGACGAATGTAAGCGCTGCGTATTTGTTGCATAGTTTCTGACCACACGATGTGCATCTCGTGATCGGATGCGATGATGTCCGGTTCAATGAATTCAGTATTCGATTCGTCAACGTAACGCTGACTGAGTTGGGAAAAAGCGAAACCAGCGCGATGACGGACTAGCTCGTGTGTGAGAGAGCGACTGATACCTGTAATGAGGAACGTCCACGAGGCGTGCTCGAAGACAGAACCGTGACCGCATTGCTTGATGCGTTCGAGATACGCTGATACACCTCCTGGTCGCGGTTTAGCGAATGACATGTAACACACGCGGCCCGCTATCTCGCAAAGCATATCGGCTCCATGGCTCGCGTCGCTTTTCCAATTGATGAACATGTCTTCGAGAAAGTGCGCAACTTGGCTCTGATCGATCGATGGACGATTGAGAACGTAAACGCGCATAGCGAACCTCCCATTAGTCGATTGTGGACACGATAGCGATCACGTCACCAATGCGAAAAGTGATGCAATGTTGATCGTTGTAATAAGCCATGTGAAGCATCTCATCGTCGTCGTTGAATGCTTTGATGAGCGATAGCAAGAGTAATCGACTAATCGGAATCTGCGAGTGATCCGTGAGAAGATCACCGAATGTGATGAAACCGCAGTTTTCGCGATCTTGCAAATACTCTCGTATATTCCCTATGGTCATTTGATCTGTAAAGTAAGGTTCGTTTGTGTCTAATAACGCGTAACGTTCGCGTGGTGTCATTCGAGGATACCACCAATCCAGATAATGCGAAAGCAAAGAGGGTACGCTCATTTTCAACCTCGAATCGTAGTCGAACGTGAAAATGATGTCGTTACCGACTTGAATGAAACCAATCTTTTCGAGAAAGCGAGAACGCGGCATCTGCAATTCTGCGAGCAATTGCTTCGCAGCGATTTGCGATATTGCAAAACAATCGGATTCATCCTCAAGACTTAGACTCGAATCCGCAAGACCGACCAAAGCATACGGTGTTGCTGCGAATACCGAACCGCGCATCCAAAAGATACCAGTGTCGTAACCTAACGATTGTGCAGCCGGTACTGCAATGGATAGCGCGTCCTCGAGATTGCGAAAATGCGTGCGTTCGATAATGAAACTGCGAGTAATTGGTTTCGTCATCGCTTTACCCTCCAACTTCCGATACTCAAATTGCAGCTAACACTGCAAGTAAGCTACCAGCGCGGCAAGCAATAGCGCGTTCTTTACCGTGACAAGTTAGTTTGAATGTATCGCTTTTCATCACGTTTTCGGCTGCACGGAGAAACGCGAGCAAGAGAGGGCGACTAACGGATATGGTCGGTACGGTTTCGGAGACCTCCTCGAATGTGATGTAACCAGAGCTTTTGTTGTCTTGCATCTTGTCGAGCATGCCTTTGATCGAGAGATCACATTCCACGTAAAGCGGAGCGTCGGTGAGTCGTTGATAGTGTTCGCGTGGTGTTATGCGCGGGAGCCATAGGCCCTTGTAACGCGACTCGATAGCGGGTTTTTCGATGCTCAGTATGCGGTTGTAATCGAATTTGAAAGCGACCGCA